AGAAAAACAAACGACGAGATTGCTAGTGAGTTCATTTCTCCTACAGGACAATTCCCTTTCTTTGGGCTAGGACCAGAGTTCTCAACCAATTTTGTAGAAAACTACAGTTACGGAATGAATACTGATACAAGACTAACAGATATATAAACGATAACCATGGCTATATTTAACCCAGAATTTTTTACCAACCCTGCCGCGTCCTTAAACTCTTCGTTTGGCATACCCACATGTATATTAAATTTTGGTGGGGACGCTCTAGCATTATTATCAAGTCAGTCTCTGATCAGCCTATCAAATGCCGCTGATCAAGGAAAGGAAAGTGCTTTCAACGCTATCTCAGAAGCAGTAAAGAAGTTGTACAATGCCACTGGATTTCTTGAAGTGGATGGTGCTGGTAATGTTGTTCTAAAATCGGAAGCCTCAGAAGATGGTTTAGATCTAAGTTTTTTAGACACTTTAGATGCGATTAATAGAGATTTGGCTGCGGCTGAAGATCTAATCTCACAAGGTGTGGATTATGTCAATGATCTTGTAAATTGTTTAGATGATTTTCAATTGTGGCTCAATAGCACTAGAGGTGACACAAAAACCTCAAGT